TGGCTGAAGGTGGACTACTAAGTAATATACCTGATGCTGCATTAATAGGTGCTGCTTTATATGGTCAAGGTATGAAAGGTAAAGACCCATTAGAAGGAGCTTTCCCAGCAATTGCACAATCTGCACAACTTAAAAAATTAATGACTCCATCAAAAACTGAATTACAAAAAAATTTAGAAGCTGCTGGATATAAAGCAGGAACTGAAGAATATAAAGCTGCTTTAAATGCTTATTTAAATAGAAATAAAAAATCAAACACATTATCTAAAGAAGCATTAGCTTTATACAAACAAGGACAGGCTGCACCAGATTTTAAAGAATGGTTTGATGGTTTGCCTAAAGCATCACAAGATTTATATAAAAAACAAATATCACCTAACTTGAGCACTATGGAAGCAATATCTGAGTTTATTGAAAATCAACAAAATAATTTATTATCAAAAGCTATACCCCTTCCAATAAAAGATGGACAAGTTGATAAAGGTTCTTTACAAAAAGGACTTAGTTATAATTACAATGGTCAATTAGTTGTATATGATGGTAAAGACCTTGTTCCTTATGCAGATTATATAAAAAGATAAGGAGGTTGAATGACCTTATCAATAGAGGAAATAAACAAACAATTAGCTGAATCTCAAAATCAGAATAAAAATTTAGAAGAACTAAATAAAATTTTATCCGAAGAAGATAAAGAGGAAGACTTTGTTTCTGCTGAAGAAGCAGGTATTAAAATATCTCCATTAGAATTATTATCCAAAGATGTTGATAAAGATTTAGTAGAGCAGATAAAAGAAAAAAACAAAGACATCAAAAAAGAATTACCACCTCCAGGAAGTATAGAAGAATTAAATGCAAGTATGCAAGTAATGGAAGGTTCTGTTTTAGATGGTGGAACTTTTGAAGTAGATGCAGAAGATATTATTAAAACACATGGTTATTATAGTTGGGAAAACTTTAGTGAAAATTTAATTAGAAGGGTTGTTATTGGTGCTGCAAAAGATACTGCACAAGGTTCAGTTGATTTTGTAAATTACTTAGGTGATAAATGGTTTGATGAAAGACCATTTGAAGATGTTAAGTTTGAAAAAATACCTGAACCAACTTATTTTGGTGGTTCGTTTTCAAGAGATATTTTAGGTTTTGCTGCACCTTTTTTAGGTTTTAGTAAAGCTGCATCAGGTTTAAATTTAGTTACAAAGATTCCAAAAGCAACAACTAAGACAGGAGCAGTTACTCAATTTGTTGCAAAAAATGCAACCATTGGTGCTTTAGCAGAACAGTTTGCTTTTTCTCCATACGAAACAAGATTATCAAACTTAGTAGAAAGTTTTCCAACAATTGCTAATCCAGTAACAGAATATTTACAAGCAACAGATCAAGACTCTGAAGATAAAGCTAGATTTAAAATGGCAATAGAAGGAGCTTTGATTGGTATTCCTTTAGATTTATTATTAAGTTTTGTTGGTAGAGGTAAAAAATATAATCTTAAAACTGAAGAAATTAAAAACAATGATGATGCTGTAAAAAAATTTAATAATAAAAGAAAACAACTTGCAGAAAAAGTAGAAGAAGCAACTACTATAAAACCAAAATCATTAGAAGGTGATCTTGATTTAAATACTAAAGATTATCTTGATGATGTATCAGAAAAAATTATTAGTCAAAAAACAGCTACAAAAATAGAAAAGTTTTTTAAAGATATATTAGATGGAGGAAAGGTAAAAAGAAATCCAAACATTAGAATTAGCGATCAAATATTTGATGTGATGACTACCCCTAGACTTCTTAATGAAACTGATTTTAATAGACTATTAACAAAGCATAAATTAACAGCAGATGAATTAATGAATTTTTATAGAGAAGGTGCAAGAACATCTGCACAAAATCTTAATAGACTATCACAACTTTCAAAGGCTACTGGTAAATTTTTAAAAGATGGTAAAGTTTCTAAAGAATTAATTAACGAATTAAATGCTCAAGGCATAGATACTACTGATTTATTAAATGGCACTATGAAAAGATTAGATGGTGTTCGTAGAGCTATGATGGTTGGTAGATGGTCAACTGCAATGAGAAACTATATTTCACAGGCTGGAAGGGTTGGTATAGATGTTTTAAATCAAGCATTTCAATATGGTGCAGATGCTTTATGGCAAAAAATGACTGGTAAAACTTTACAAAGAGCAGCCAATCCTGTTACTGCTATGCAAGGTTTTTTAAATATATTTAGACAATGGCGACCTAAAAGATTTAAACAAGTCAAAGCTGATGTTGATAAAATATTAGCATCATTACCAAAAGAATATGATCGTTTATTTTTAAGATATAGTTCAGACGTTATTAACACAGCACAATCCAATATTGCTAAACTACAAAAGTTTTCTCCATTAAATATAGCAGAAAAAGGTGCTAATCTTTTAAATTTTTTAAATAGATTTCAAGAATTTATTACAAGGAGAGCTATATTTTTATCTTCACTAGATGCAATTGTTAGAAATAATAAAAGCATTTATGGTGGTAGAACTTTAAATGAAATTGTTAATAATCCAAATTTAATTAACAGATTAAGAAAAGAAGATATTGCTGCTGCAATAGATCACTCTTTAGAACTTACTTATGCTGCTACTCCTCAAACAGGTATCAGTAAATCGTTTGTTGATTTTATAAACAAAGTTCCATTTACACTTTCTCTTGTAGTTCCATTTCCAAGATTCTTAGTTAACTCTTTAAAATTTTTATATGAGTATTCTCCATTATCTACTTTTACAGGTGCTGCAAGAGCTGTTGCTGACATACCAATAGCAGCTATCTCTTGGAGTACAGAGGGAACTTTTACAAGAAGTTTTTTTAAAAAATTAAAAGAAGGAGATACTTCAGGTTTAGTTAAAGGTTTAGTTGGTTGGGGTTTATTTGGAACTGCAATGCAAATAAGAGATTCTAAAATAGCTGGTGAAAAATGGAATGAAATAAAAGTTGGAAACAAAACAATAGATGTATTTCCATATAACCCATTAGCTGCATATTTATTTGTAGCTGACTTTATAGATAGATGGCAAGATGGAAGACTAGGAACAATTACAGGAACAACAAAAGATTTTGCAAAAGTATTTTTAGGAACAAGGGGTGGTACAGGATTGTATGCTGTAGATCAATTATTAGAATCTATTGCAACTGCTGACAGTAATAAAGGTTATAAATTTATTAACGAAACAGTAGGTTTAATTGCATCACAATTCTTTACACCATTCAAAACATATATGGGTTTCTTAGATGCAAAAGATGGCAACATACAAGCTGCTAAAGATACAAAAACATCAAACTTAGATAACGCAAAAATAAATCCTTCTTATTCAATTGTTAATAATTTAAAATCTATATTTAATCCTGCTGAATTACCTGACAGAACATCTGTAACTCATGCAGTATTATCAGAGGATGGAAGCAAATATGTTGCAAGACCATTAAAGAGTGAAGGTGCAAATATTTTTGGTGTAGATATTCCATCAACAGTAATTACAGAATTAACTGGAGTTACAATTAGACAACCAAAAAATTCTGCTGAAAAAGAATTAGATAAATTAAACTTTAGATATAATGAAATATTTAGAAGTACAGGTATTCCAGTTTTAGATAGAGCATACAAAAATTTATTTGCTCCTAAAATTCATTTAGGATTATCAGCAATAGTAGATTCTGCTGGTTATCAATCGTTAGGCGTTCCAATGAAAAGATTAATTATAAAACAATTTATATCAGGTGCTAAAAAAGAAACTATGGAAGAATTACAAAGTGATGCAAGTTTAGTTCCATATTTAGTAGAATATAATTTTTCAAATATACCAAAAGATCAATTAAGAATTATTTATGATGCCATAGGAAAAGATTATTTGAATACAATGCTTAAGGAGTTTCAAAAGTAATGCCTACACAATCTCAAAAAAATTCTCAAGACATAATTAAATTACAAGGTGAATTAAAACTTGTTCATCAAAAGATTGACACAATCAAAAACAATCATCTAGTTCACATGGATGAAAAGATAAATAATATATATAAAGTTCTATGGTTCGTAGCAGCACTCAGCATAACAAGTCTGGTCAATCTAGTCTTGAGTCTTCTGAAATAAATATTTCTGAAAGACAAAAAAAAACTTCTATTAAAGGAACTGTGGGAGAATATGAAGCAATAGCAAAGTTAACCAAAGAAGGTTATTTTGTTGCAAAAGCTGTAGATCCAAGTTGTCCTTTTGATATTGTGCTGGTAGATAAAAATGGTAAAATACAACTTATAGACATAAAAACTAAAACCTACAGACAATATAAAAAAGGTAAAAGTTTAAAACATAAACCAAAAAAATCATGTCTAATTTATAGATGTCCTACAAAAGAACAAAAAAAATTAGGCATAAAACTAATGATGGTAGATTATGAAAGTTAGTGAGAACACATCTATATCAATGCCAATGAAAAATCTAATCTCCATAGTTATTGCTGTGGCGATTGGTGTATGGGCTTATTTTGGAGTAGTTGAAACACTTAACAAACACTCTACAAAATTAGAGTTGATGGAAAAAGATTTAGAGGCAAACTCTGAGTTTAGAATTAAATATCCAAGAGGAGAACTTGGTCAATCATCTGGGGAGGCAGAGCTTTTTATGCTTGTTGAACACATGGCAGGTTTGATTGAGTCTATGGATGCAGAATTAAAAGATATGAGAAACAATAAAATTAATATTGATTTCTTAAAAGAACAAGTTGGTAAATTGCAAGTAGATGTAGAAAAATTAATTAGGAATGGTAATGGAACGCATTAATAGACAATTTATAGATTTTATAAAACAAATCAAAAAAGATAGACTTGCACAAATTTTAAACAAAAATAAAAAAGAAGTAAATATTGGTGCTAATGGCACACAAAAATATGTAATAAAAAAAGGAATAAATAAAGGCAAAGTATTATGATAGAAATGGTATTTGCACTCTTGCTTTTGCAAGACCATAAAATTGTAGAGCATAGGTATCATGAAAGTTTATCAAGTTGTTTAAAAGCAAAAAGATATGCTATGAAAGACAGAAACAGTAAAGGCAGAGTTGTCTTTAAATGTATCCAGTCTAAAGCAAACGTAGAAATTTATATGGGAGACAAGAAGATTACTTCTTTAATATTAGAATGATAGATAAAATTATATACAGTTTTTTTGGTTTATTAGATAAGTTCTCTGAACATTTGGACAAAGTGTTTTTTCCTAAACCAAAAAAAAGAAAAAAGAAATGTAAAGATTGCAAGTGCGATTGTCATTGCAAAGATGATTTACACATTAATAACTTTGACCAAGAGTTATGTAATTGTGAGGGGTGCAAACATTAAGGATTTTATGAGGTGTGATTATGGAATATATACTGATAAAATTAGAATATTTGTGCAGAAAATTATATGGCTTTGTTTGGAGATTAAGAATAAGATTAACAATGAACTTGGAGAAAAAATATGTACGAAGAAGTAAAAGAAGAAATAAAGATTTGTGAAGGGTATGTACCTAAAATTTACAAATGTAGTGAAGGCTTTGATACTATATTCTATGGACATAAGATTACACCTGAAGATCAATATGAGCATGGTGTTGAGTATTCTAAAGAAGAAGGTGAGCTTGTATTTGAAAGAGATTTCCAAAGAACATTAGATGCAGCCGAAAGATTAATAAGTGATAGATCAATTAATAATACTGCAAAGCAAGTAATAATTAATATGGTTTATCAAATAGGTGAAGGTGGTGTATCTAAATTTAAAAATATGTGGAAGGCTTTAGATAGAGAAGATTATGGAGAGGCTAGTTTTCAAATGATGGATTCTCTTTGGGCGAAGCAAACTCCTAACAGAGCAAAAAAATTAGCTGAAAAAATGAGGAGTGCATAATGTGGTTTAGTGCAGTTAAATTAGCTTTGAATGCAGGTACGCATATTTATAAAAAGAAACAAGAAACTAAAATGCGTATGGCTGATGCTCAAGCAGCTCATGCAGAAAAGATGGCTAAAGGAGAACTTGAGTATAGTGGAAAACTTTTAGAAGCAAGGCAATCAGACTGGAAAGACGAATTTGTTTTGGTCGTTTTAACTTTGCCAATATTAGTGATTGCTTATGGGGTCTTCAGCGAAGATCCTGCTGCGTCTGCAAAAATAAAAGAGTTCTTTGAACAATTCCAACAGCTCCCTTCATGGTTCACAAACTTGTGGATTTTGGTAGTCGCAAGTATTTATGGAATTAAGGGTACACAGATTTTTAAAAACAATAAAAAATAATTAATGTCTGACATTGATTTGATTAATGAATATAAGGATCAGGTAAGAATCCTTAAACAAGAGGTTGCAGAATTGCAAGACGCAGGTAAGTCCAAAGATTCTGCTAACAAAAGATGTTTGCAAAAACTAGAACATTCTCAACAAGACCTACTAGATGCAAATAAAAAAATAACTGAACTTGAGGATCAATTAAAAAAAGTAAAAGATAAAGAATGAATTTTGTATTAAATTTAATAATGTGCT